AGCGCCAAAGATAGTCAACAGAAAAATACTGATGATGAAGAAAAAGAAACAGAAAAGGCAAAAAAGAAAGAACGTAAGTTAAAAGTGACCACACCAGGACAACCTGCGATTAAGAACGTAGATGATTGGACACAAGGACCTGATAATGCAGACCAAATCAAAACAATGAGAACATTTAATCTTAAAACTCCAGGACAGGATAGAGATTATAGTAAACTTGTTACAACAAGAAAGTTCCAAAAGTTTGAAGAAGTGGAACTTGATGAATTTAAAAAGATGATAGTTACGGTTAAGAGTCCATCAAAAAGAAAAGAAATGATGAAAGACATAATGAGATTTGGTAAACACACTGGATTTAAAATTGATAAAATGAGAGATGGTAGTTTTAAAATAGATGGTAAAGGCCAAGACCTTAATAAATTTGCCATAGATATGAAAAACTATTATGGTGCTACAATAAAAGCAGAAAGTGTAAATGAGAAGAAAGAAAAGAATCCAGATAAGAACAAAGATACAACGCAAGACCCAGATATCAAAGACAGACCTGGCACACAGCCAGA